TCAGCGCTTGAGCCGCCGGAAGAACACTTCGAACACTTCGCTCCCTTTCTGCGTGATCTTATAGCCGTGGCGCCCGTAGTAAGCGTCGTGAGCTTCCTCGATCCAACCTTTCTGGATCATCGGCGCAATGGTGCCCATGCCGATATGTGGCATCGCTGCCAGTTCCTCCACGTTGCCGAGGCACAGATAATCCAGCACCTTGAGTTCACGATTGTTTGGCTTGTCGGTCATTTTCGGTATCTCTCGCTAAGGTCTATTGATGTGCGCGCCGCGCCCCCTCACAGAAAAGGGCCGCGCGCTGTCGGGGTTCTGACGTGACTGCCCGACTATACCGGATCGCTTGGCGTCATGATTCCGCGCGCGATCAGCGCAACCGGCCTACTTGTCCCGCGACACGAGCAACTCCGGGCCAAATCGATTGATTGTCGCCCAAGTCGAACACGACACTGAGCCTTTGGTCATGGTGCATCGGGCAGTGATCTCCTTCATCCTGTCGGAGTGAGTTGTAGGCATGGGGGTCTGTATGTTTGGTTTTATTGGTATCGAGTTGGTCGTGTTTCTCTCTGTAATCGCGCTGTTTTTGCTGCTGCCGAAACCGGAGTGACGCTTGCCACCTTCGGCCCCTTCTGAGGCGAGCGGCCGGCCCTAGGACAACACCAGCCCTAGTCCCAATCGACCAGCTTCATCGCTGGCCCCAGATCGACCTCGGCTTCCTTGGCTTGCGCCAGGGCGTTCACAATCGATGTCAGTGCCCGCGCCCTGCCCCCCGCGTCGAACGCCTGCAGCGGCCGCATCACGTCGATTGCCACCGAGGCGCCGAGCTTGTCGGAGATCTCGTCGGCCATCGCCGCCGCGATTGGCTGCAGCATCCATTGAGCGAGGTGTCGCTGGCCCTCGCGGATCAGCGGCCCCGTGGCAGACGGGTTGACCATTGCCGGCAGCACACCGAACACCATGCACACGGAGTCGCGGGCGGCATCGAGGCTTTGCGCCGTCATGGCTCGGCTGAGATCCGGGGTTAGGTCGGAAGGCTTCCAGTCCTGTGTCGGCGCCGGTCCACCGGCCGCAGTGACGTTGACCGACTCGCGGATCTGCACCCGCCCCCGGTAGCCACGGAACCCACGGGCAAGGCTGGTCATGTCCGTATCGGGCGCCTCGGGAAACGGGATCACCTGAGATCCAAGCGGGGCATACTCGTAAACCTCCGCCAGTGCCGCCTCGACTGCCTGCAGCATCCCGGCCGTAAGCTGCGCCCGCCGCAGCGGCGCCTGCCCCGCCCAGGGCGCCACCGGATCAACTCCGGTTCGGAAGTGCAGCACCTCGCCCGCAAGCGCGGTCTGCGTCCTGCCGCCGCCAGCCTCGGAAACCGAGAGCCGATAGGCTGTCGGCTTGCCGTTGCGGGTGCGCAAATCCCAATCGGAACACGGCACCAACATATCGTCCCGGATCAGGAACACCGCTTCCCCACGAAGCGCCAGAGAGCGCCCACAGAGCGCCAGCGTGCGCCGGTCTAGTATGTCGGTGCCCGCCACATCGGCCAGCCCGAGACCGCCTTCCCAGAGGCTTACACAGGCTTGCACGGTGCCCGTCAGTTCGCCCACGCCCTGGCGGCCGGAGATATACGCCTCCCGCGCCGCCATGATCTCGGCAGTGAACCCGGAGCCGGCCGAACGGGTTTCGGCCTCCGGTCGTTTCTTGAATGGCCACCACATCACGGCGCCCTCCTGTAAGGCCGCAGAAGGTCAGCAGCACCGCTCAGTTGCAGCGCCTTGCCCGCCCAGCCGGTGATTGTTTCGCTGTCGCCTCGCGAGCGAAGCGCCTGTGAGCCGAGGTAGGCGTCAGCCACGCCCCGGCTGTATTCGTGAAGCCGCCGCCATGCTTCCTCGACGGCCTTGGGAACGGTGCCCCCGCCCACGGTCGCCGTGATCCGATACGGCCCATCACCGGCAAAGACGTAGCCGCCAACCGCGGAAGGTGTCAGTTCCACCGGCGCCCATGCATCGGCAAACCAAACCTCAGTTGCCGTCACAGTCGCCGGGGTTAGATCCGGCTTCCACTGGCCGGAGCCTTCGATGATCCAGGTGACTTCGCGCTCGCTCCACCGGAATGCGGTGTAAGCCTCGATGCGCTGCCAAATCTCATCCGGGTCGAGCGTCGGGAACATGTCGCCGGTGTATTGCTCAAGGTGCGCATAGGTCGTCACGGCCGGATAGCTGGCCGGGATCGCCTCGGTTCGTTCCAGAACGTCAATCATCATGCCCTCCACCGCAGCATTGCCGCTTGGCGGTTCACGGCCCCTTCCGGCGCCGCTCTGCCCCAGTTTCGCGCCTCAACCTGAGCGTCGGGGTAGGCAGGCTTGGTGACGGCAGAGACCTCGATCAGATCGGCCGTTTTCACCACGCGCATAAGGCCCTGCCCGTCCCGCTTCACACGGTCGCCGCCTTCCGGCACCCGGAAGCCCGGAGAGATGCCGCCGACCAGCCCGGCCGCGAGGGTGCCGAGGAAGTCAGCAACGTAGGACACCTCACGCATTTCCGGCGCGATCACCGCCTCGAAGGTCAAGGCGTCGTCGCCGTCCCGGATCTCAAGGCTTCCCGCCGACCGCGATGCGAGCGGCCGGTCGAAGTCGTGGTGCACCAGGAGGTGAATATCGCCCCCGTCAGCCACCGACGCGCCGAACGCCCGCGCCTCGAATACTTCCCGCCTCGGCTCCCGACCGCCGCGAAGAACGGTCGGGGTCGAATACGGGAACCGGCCCCGCAGACGGGTTGCCCCGTCCGCAGAGGTGCGGACCTCAAGCCCGCCTTTGGAACCGGCCCAAAGCATCTTAGGACGCCGAGAGTTGGATGCCGGACAGCAGCCGGAGCTGCGCCGGACGTGCAACCGTCACGTCTGCCGTGGCAAGCGCCGTGATCCGCAGCCCGCCCGACTGAGCGTCGGAGAACGGATCGCGGATCATGTCCACCGCGCCCCAGAGACCGCAGAAGATCGGAGCAACGCCGCCGGTGCTGGTGGTCAGCAGCATCGAGGTTTCCTCCGGCGATCCGCTCGGGGTTGCCAGGGCGTTCGACGTGGTGGTGATGTTGCTCGGGAAGGTTCCCGGCGCTGCCTGCCGGCCGGCCAGCAGCCACGCAAAGCGGTGATACTCGGTAATCTGCAGATCCGCGTTCACCTGCCCTTCGAGGTAGCCGAACAGCTCAGGACGCAGAAGCGCCCGGATCTGCTCCGGCGAAGTGATGGTGTTGGCAGACATGAACGCCACCACTTCGGCCAGGAAGTGGGCATAGGTCGGCACCGCCGAAAGGTCGGTGTCATTGATGCCGTAGGTCGAGGCGCCCGCCACAACGCCGAGCGGTTGCCCGTTGGCGCCCGTGCCAAGGAAGATCGCCTTGTCGAGTTCCGCCTGCATGGCAGAGTTCATGTCGCGCCGGACAGCCTGTTCCAGAGCGGCGCCGGATTGCTTGAGCGCCTTGCGGGTGATCCGCATCTGAATGCCCAGGTTCTGCTCGGGCTTGAGCGCCTTGTCGGTCGTGGCGAAGACAGACGGCCCCGCAACGTTGGCGGTCTCGCCATCGGCCCAGCCCGCCGAGACGCTGGAAGTAACCACCGGCCATTCGGTCGCGCCGCTCTCGATGGTAATCATCTGAGCGCCCATCTTGCCGGCCACGCTGTCAGGGAACAGCCGGTCAATCACGGGTCGGGTGCTGATCGGGTCGGGCGTGCCGCTGGCGACAGTCTCGCCGGCCCGTTTTTCCAGAGCCGCCCACGGCACCGGAATGCCACGGTAGCCGCCCTGTTCGCGCAGTTCGGTCACGATCTCGGCCGTTGCGCCATCAAGCGCCCTGCCCTCATCGAGAGCAAGCGCAACCTGCCGCATCTCGAAACGGCCCATCATCTCGGCCCATTCCTTGCCGGAGCGGGTTTCAAGTTCGGCACCCGCCTCGCGGCGTTCGGTGTCTTCGGCCGTCAGAGCCGCGCGGAAGCGCACCTCGGCAGTCCGATATTCCTTGTCGAGGTTTTCCATGCTGCGCACTTCGTCCTCGGTCGGCTCCGGCTTGGCTGCCAGCACGGCCAGCTCCTGCCGGATCTCGGAGCGGCGAAGCTCCAGTTTCTTCGATTCAAGCATTTTTGTCTCCGTAGCTCGAAGGGTTTCGCTGCATTTCCCGCAGCAGGTTGTTCCACGCCTCGCGGGCGGGATTGGGCTGGCCCAGGCCAACCTCAATTCTGGTCTTCCGGGCATGGCAGCGGCCGCAAAGCACCTGCAGGTTGCCCAGGTCGAAAGCGAGATCCGGGCGCGTGCGCACCGGTTCGATATGATCCACTTCGAGGCGCCGCCGCTCGCCGCAGCGAACACAGCGCCAGTCGTCGCGCTCTAGCGCCTGCATCCGCAGCGCCTTCCACCGCTGGGTGCGCGTGACAGCCCGTGACGGCCGGTCCCATTTCTCTCTCAGCCCCATGCGATGCGCCCCCCGTTGCCCTTGGGTGCGCTCGTCATCCGAATGCCCTGCGCCACCGCCAGGACAGTCGCCGCCGCCGCGTCTATGCGGCCGGTCGAGCGGCCCTTGGCGAGTTTGTGGTTGCCAGCCGGATCAACGATGGTGATTGCGTCAGCGAAGGCAGACCGCAGCAGCAGCGACGGAAGGGTCTGCACCTTCTGCTCGAACAACGCCCGCCGGAACCGCTCCACGTCCTCGGAGCCGTCCTTCCAGCCCATGCCGCGCCAGACAGCCGGCACCTTGTCGAGACCGGCACCGCGAAGCGCCTCAAGGAATTCCGCGTGCCGGAACCGGTCGCCACAGATCGCCGCCGGTGTCTGCCCATCGAGCCTTGCCGCCACGTCTGCGAGGAACCGATCAACAGGCACGGTCGTCTCGCCCATCGTCACCAGCTCGCCGCGCTCGGCCATTTCGATGTAGCGCCCGGAAACGCCGTCAGCGGCCCCACGGTCGCCAAGTCCCGGTTGCGTCGGGAATGCCCCCATCACCTCTAGACGGCCCGTTTCCGGCCAGTAGAGCGCCGCTGCAGACATGGAGCGGGAACCGCCGAGATCCACGCCGAGGATCACCGGCCCGCCACGCTCTGGCAGCTCGTCGGGCGATGCCTCAGCCGCCAACCACTCGTCCACCGTGACCAGCACCGACCGATCATCCGAGGCAACACGCTCGTTGCGGTTGAGGTTGCGGAAGGAAGACAGCGCCGAGCCACCACGGGCGATTGCCCGCCGCGCCTGCGCCACCAGCCATTCGGGCGTCGAACCGATACCCTCACGGGCGCCGGGATTGGCGATCAGGAGGCTTTCCAGGTCGTCGGGCGGCAAGCCCGGTTCCGGCCGGTGTTCCTGCACATATGTTCCGGGCGGGGGTTCATCGAGCCACCGGCTGAAGGTGTTCGCGTCGTCCGGCGCCGAGGTCGAGATGATAAGCGCGCGGCCGTCTCGCTTGCCCAGGCCGGAGAGGATCGCGTTTTCCAGGCTGTCGCCCTTCTCACGTTCCCACGCTGCCCGCTCGTCAAGGATTGCCAGCGTCGGAGCGCCGCCGAGGATCGACTTGCCATCGGCCGCGATCACCCGCGCCAGCCCGCCGCCATTCTCGGCTGTCTCGACTTCCAACTTGGAGCCGCGCCGGATGGTGAATTGCTCCCGGTCTTCCTCCGGCAAGCCCTCGATGAACCCGACCAGGAAGCCGAAGGCAATTTTGGCTTGATCCCGGTTCCGAGCCGCGAAGATGATCTCGCGTTTCGGCTGAGGGGCAATCTCGCCCATCAGATGCCCGAGCGCGATGCCCGCCGAGAGCGCCGTCTTGGCGTTGCCCCGGCCAATGCTGAGAACGCCCGCCGCAATGTCCTTGGCGAAGGCGCCCCGAACAAAGTCCTTCTGGTAGCCGGCCAGCTTCAACGGCTTCCCGGCCGTCCGGCCCTCGGGAACGATCAGCTTGGGAAGGAACCGGAGCGCCGCCGCCGCCTCTTTGGATGCCCGAGCCATCAGATCACCCCCCAGAATTTTTTCGGGAGAGAGAACGCAACAGTTGGGTGGGCGGTTTCCCCCCTTCTTGGCAAAGGAGGCATTGGGACCAGATTGGCACGGACAGTTCTGTCCGCTTCCCTGCCAGGACTGCAGGCCCGGACAGCGGACACCCTTATAAGGGGGTGTCCGTGTCCGTCCGCGTGCGGATAGTCCGGACGTGTCCGCGATTGTCCGTTGTCCGTCCGCAGCCAAGTCATTGATCCACCTTCCAAACGAATCCGTCGAAGATCTTGATCAAGCCCTTGTCGCGGAGCGCATCCCGGTTCCGCCGGAAGACACGTCCGACTGTCTGCTTGTCCGTGCTGTCGGTCAGGCCGTGGCGCTCGCACATGGTCTGCCACTGGTCGATGGTGACAATCGGGCAGGACGGCAAGCTCGGCGCGGTGACGCGCGTGCCGTGCTCGATCAGCGCTTCGGAGAGCGCTTGCATGGCTGTGTGCTGTTGCCCTTTCAGGCGATTGCCCTTGGTCGTCTTCACGTCGCTGGACAGGCGCGGAACCAGCGTTGTTCGGCCGCTTGGCGTGGCAACCTTCTCAAGCTGGAAGCCCCATTCGCCCGTGCTGTCCTCGTCCTTGTGGCGGTCGATGCGCAACACAGTGGTTAGGCTAGCCTTGTCGCCTTCGGCCTTCATGCGGCTGTCGAAGCTGCCCCAGAAGTGCGTGTGCATCCGGGCGCGGCTGTCATCGGCCCATCCGGTGTGCGCTACTGTCAGGACCGCACAACCAACCTCGCGCATGATGCGGTTGATATTGCGCACCCAGGCGCGGGCGGTTTCGTCCGAAGTCTCCGGCCCCATCATGGACGCGCCGAAGATATCCACCACCACCAGCGCGAAGGCGCCCTTCGGATCTTTGAGGTTCCCAACGCGACCGCCCCTAGCCAGAACTCGGCTTGCATTTACGTGCGCGCATGTCTGCAGGAGGTCCGACACGGCCTTGTCGTCATCCAGTGCGATCTCCTGCGGATAGAGGAACATGTTTTTGCGGAGGTCGGCCGGGATCTGGTGCGCTTCCATCCAGCCGGGAATGCGTTGCTTGCCCACGCCCCGCGAACCTTCGGTGGCAACGTAGAGAACCGGAGCCGGCCCGCTTACTGCCTGCTCATGCCACGGTGTCCCGGTTGCCACCGAACAGCCGAGGTCAATGCCCAGGAAGGACTTGAAGGCATTCGACTTGCCAAACAGAAGCGCCGAGGTTGCCTCTTGGATCACGCCCTGAACCAGCCATGCCGGGTCCGGCATCGCCAACATGTCGTCATAGCTCAGAATTGTGAGCGGCGGCGGGTCGAGGTTATCGGCGTCTTCGGTGAAGCCAACGAGGCAGGCACCCGGCACCAAGCCTTCGGAGCCATCCAACCATCGCACGCGGGCGCGCGCGAAGTATTCCATTCGCTCCATCGACGTAGGAACCGAGATCTCCCTGTCGAAGTCCCAACGCTCCGGGCTACTGCCCCCGAGCAAGATACAGGGGCGAAACTCCCGCCTGTCGAGGTAGTCAGTGCCAGCAGTCAGCCAGAAGGTGCCATCTTCATCCATGAACGGGATCGAGACAGGCTTGATGTACTCGTCATCCGGCGCCGCCGGGGTGAATGCTCCGCCGTCAGCCATCACGCGGCGCCCTCCAAGAAATGCCGGATCACGCCGGCGAATTCCTGGTCGCTCAGGCTGTCGAGAATTGCCGTAACCAGCACCATCCGGTCGGCCGCGTCGAGCCGGTGACGAAACACCAAAGCAGCAGCCGCGTTGCCGTAATCGCTGCGGAGGGTCAGCGCATATCCGACCATCCGAGCCGCCGCCTTGTGGGCCGGTTCGGCGTACAAGGACATTGCGTTTCGGCGCCGTTTCGGGGTACATTGGCGGCGAAGTCGAGAAGCTTCTTCACAGTTTTCAGCCCCGGTCGCGGTTGCCGCCGCACCGGGGTTTTCTTGTCCCGCTAGATGATCTCTCACGCCGCCACCTCGCGAGCGTCGAGCCACGCGATCACATCGGCCTCACGCCAGTAGCGGCGACGGGCGATATAGATTGGCTTCGGGAAATTCAGCGTCGGGTCATTCAACCAGCGCCAGAGCGACATGTCGGACACGCCGCCGCACATGGCGCGCACATCTTTCGCCGGGATTCGCTTGTGTTCCATTGGGTTGCACCTTCGTTAGAACGTGAGGTGCTTCCCAATATTCACATTTCCCGTCGCATGTCGCAGGGGGAAAAATCGGGCTTAATTTATTCCCGAAGCTTCAATTTCTTCCGGTACAGCTTCGCTAGGTCATTGGCCCAATCAGCCCGAATGAACGCCTCTTGCGCGGCCACCTGTCTTGCCGCCTGCGCCACAGAAGAACCGCCGGCCACCGCAAGTCTTATGGCGTCCAGATGCAGATTCACATTCCGCCAAGGCGGAGAAACCTTGGAACGCCCACGCCTCCTCTTGGCAGGCTCCAGGGCTGCGATCTTCGGCATCGCCTTCGCAAGCGTCTCGGATGCTATGCCAGTCGCATCGTAATGTGCTTGAAAACGCGCCTGTTGGTCGCGGTCGGGGCTATCCATACCAGCAAACAAGTTCGCAAGCGCGCCTATCGAACTTCGGCTCGGCACCCCCTCGGAGCGTAGGATCAAGCTTGGGTTCGCCTTGCGAAATTCCTCGGCAGCCGCTGCATCATCTTCGTCTAGCGCCTTCTTGAGGCGCGACCTTTCATCGTTGTATCGACCTGTGGTTTTTAACAGGTCGATAGACCGGAGCGCCTCTCGCGCCGACGCCAGCTCCCGACGTTCCAGCTCGCTATTTGGTTCGGCGGATTCCCAGAGAAATTGCTCGATATCGATCTCTTCGCTCGTAGCGATCCGCCATTCGGCCATAGTCAGATGAACGCTGTATTTGTGACCGGTCAT